AGGTAGTGCGCCGCGAAATGGCCCGCTACGCGACGCCGGCCGCCGCGGCGCCGACGCACCCGCTCGCCCGCTTCGACAGCTTCGCGAGCTTCGCCGCGTTCATGTGGACCGCGAACGAGGCCGACCACCAGGCCTACGGCCGCGAATTCGGCCGCGCGCTCGCCGACCAGACCACCGCGGAGAGCCCCGGCCTCATGCCGCCGGGCTGGGTGCGCGACGTGAAAGGCATCGTGAACCTGGGCCGGCCGTTCATCACCCACATCGGCACGACACCCGACGCCGGGACCGGCATGGACGTGACCTGGCCCTACACCGACACGCCCATTGGCACGCTGGTCGGACAGCAGACCGCGGAGAAGGCCGGGATCGTGTCGGTGGACGTCCCGATCAAGAAGGGAACCACGCCGCTGCTCACCTACGCCGGCGGATCCGACATCAGCTACCAGCTGCTCCGCCGCTCCGCGCCGCCCTACGTTGACGCGTATCTACGGATCATGGCGGCCGCGATGGCCTACGTGACCGACCAGGCCGCCGCGACCGCTGCCTACGCCGCCGCGACCGGGAAGGTCACCTACGACATGGCGACCGCGGACCCGAACGGCCAGATTTTCAAGGCCGCAGTGTTCACCGCGTCGACCAATGTGCAGGACGCGACCGGGATGCCCGCGGACGTCGTGCTCGCCGCTACCGACGTGTTCATCCATGTCGGCTCGATCCTGACGCCGCGGCCGATCATGAACGCCGCCGGCGCGGCGGAGGCCTCGACCCTGCTCGTCGATGTTTCCGGCCTCGAAGTGATCCGTGTCCCGTCGATGGCATCCGGTACTGCGCTCGTGACGAACAAGATGGCCGCCGGATGGCTCGAGGACGGTCCCTTCGTCGTTCAGATGGACGACGTCGAGAAGTTGGGCCGGAACGTCGCGGTCTGGTCCATGGGCGCCCTCACGCCGTTCACGCCGGCCGGTCTGGTGCAGCTGGCGCCGTGACCAACACCGTCACCGACATCGCGGGACGCGTCGCGTCGCGGTTAGGACTTCCGGCCGACGACCCGGATGTCCTGGCCGCGACGGACGCCGCCGTGAACCTCGCGACGATCTACGTCTACGGCAACACGCCCGAAGTCGTGCCGAACGTCGCGCTCGACCTCGACGAGCCGCGCCACGTGACCGGCCTCACCGCGCTCGGCGTCCGCCTCTACAAAGAGCCCGACAGTCCCGCCGGTGTCCTCGAGTCCGACAGCTACACCGGGACCGTGATCCCCGGCGACCCGATGTCAGAGGTACACCACCTGTTCGACTACACCCGCGACGCCGTCAATGCCTTCGGCATCGCCTGACTATGGCGCCGGCCAGGCTGTCGGGATCGTCGCGGATGCCCTCGACGCCCTCCTGGCCGTCGAGAAGGCCGGCCGCAACCCGCAACCGGCCGCGGACCTTGTCGCCTGCCCTTCGGTCGGGATCGAACCCGCCGCGCCGTTCGCCGAATTCCTCAAGATCGGCCGCCGCGAGCTACGCGTCCAGTGGCGGGTACGTGTCATCGCGTCGCGGTGGGAACCCGGACCCGCGCTCGCCCTGGCCGTCGAGACCTACCGGACCGCCGCGCCCGGTCTCCGCCAGGCCGGATTCGACGTCGCCAGCCTCGACGCGCCGACCGTGGCCCGCATCGCCGGCGCCGAATACCTGCTTTCGACCTTCAACGTGTCCGCAGCCTTCAAGGAGTGACCCGCCATGCCCTACTTCGATGATGTCGTCCTGACGATCAAAGCGACGAGCGACGCGGCGAGCTCGCCGCCGGACTTCTCGTGTGACGCCCTCGGAGCGACCCTCAAGCCCGCCACGACGACCACGACCCGCAACTACCTGTGCGGTAGTCGAACGGTCGTGTCGGAGGCCGTGTGGACCCTGTCGCTCGACATGGAACAGAACTGGGAAGCCGACGTCGGCCTGTCCGACTACCTCAACAAGTACGCCGGCGAGTCCGCACAAGTCACCATCCAGTCCTCGACCCTCGGAACACAAGCCGTCTGTGATGTGACGCTGGTACCGGCGGACTTCGGTGGGAAGGCCGGCGAGATTGCGGAGGCAACCATCGACCTCGGCGTCGATGGTCAACCCACGTTCTCGCCGTACACCGCGCCGCCCCTCGCACACGAACACCCGACGAGCCCGACCTCCGAGGCCGCCGCGTGACCGACCAGACACCACCGGCGCCGCCGGCGCGGACGAACCTCGCGCCCGTCGTGTTCGCGTTCGACATCGCCTACTTCGACGGGACCGCGCACCACGTCCGGACCCGTCCCGGCGACACGTCGCGGATGGATGACCATTTCGGCGCGACCTGGCGCGATGAGACGAACAAGGTCGCGCCGTCCGCGCTGCTCTACTTCGCCTGGCTTGCGTCGCGGCACGACCCGACCGGGCTCGGCCGGCCGGACTTCGACACGTTCCGCGACGACGCCGTATCGGTAGAGGTAGAGGTAGAGGAAGTCCGCCCTACCGGCGCGGCACATGGGAACGATTCGCCGTCGACCTGGCAGTTGCCACCGGAACCGGACCCGGCGAATGGCTCGAGGCCGACCCTCGAACCCTTGTGACCGCTGCCGCCATCATCCAAGCCCGCGCCCGCGAAATCCGCCAGGCCTCGAGGACCGGAAGGAATCGACCATGACGGACACATCCCAGCCGCTCGCATGGGAAGTCACACAGTGGCTCACGCGCACCGAGATGACGTGCTACCGGATGGCCGACGGCTCACTGATCTGGGGCGAGTACGCGACGGTCGAGGACATCGAGTTCTTCGAGGGTGACAGCGAGCCGACCGAGTTGGTCGTGGAGAAATGGACGCTGGCGAGTCGGGAGACGGTCACCTATCACCCGCCCGCCTGCTACTGCGCGATCTGCCAACCCGAGGACGGTGAGTGATGGAACAACGCGCCCCGTCCGACACGGTGACACCCGACGACGACGGGATGCCGGACTACGGCGACGGTCACGCTGTCGAGAAGGTCATTGCCGCTGCACGGGAGGCCGAGCGTGACGCGTGGGTGAACTGGTGCCAGGAGTGCGGCCAGACGCTTCCCGACCCCGACACGGTGACGGTAACCCTCAGCCGCGAGGAGGGGTTCGCGTTCACGTTCACCGGTACGCGTCGGCTCGTGCTACTGCGCCGGATCGTCGACGCGAAAACTCCGATCGGCGACGGCTGAATGCCGACCACGCACGAAAAGGTCTCGATCGACGTCAAAGGCGCGACCGAGACGATCCGCGCGTTTTCCCGGTACGGCCGCGACGTGAACCCCGACCTCCGCGACGCCGGCCAGGCCGCCGTCGACCGGATCGCGCCGCTACTGGTGCACGCGATGGAGGCCGATGGAGGCCCGTCCGCGCTCGTCGCGCGTTCGATCGTGTCGCGCCGGGACCGTTACCCGACGATCAAGGCCGGCGGAGCGAAGGCCGTCACCACGTCGCGCCGGATCCGAGGCCGCCGACCTCGAGCCGGCGACCTGTTCTTCGGCGCGGAATTCGGTGGCCGTGGCCGGCCGACGACCCAGCAGTTCCGCGAATGGCGCGGCAATCGTGGCTATGCGTTCTATCCGACGTTGCGCGACCACCGATCCGATGTCGTGGACGCCTGGCAACTGTCCTTGAACCGGCTCGCCGAGAAATGGGCGCGCGGTGGTAGCGAATAACCGCGACTTGACCGTCCAGTTCAAAGGCGACGCGACCGGGATCAAACACGCGTCGGAGGAATCGTCGACCGCGCTCAAGAACGTCGGCGAGGCCGCGTCCGGCCATGGCGGCCTGCTCTCGAAGCTGACACCCGTTTTCGATCCCATCTCGCTCGTCACTCAAGGCCTCGGCATGCTCGTCGATGTCGGAAAGGAATTCGTACAGACCGCGATCGATTCGAACAAGTCCGCCGCCGCGCTCGATGGTGTCCTCCGGAACGTGACGCACTCGACGAACAACCAGGTCGACGCCCAGGAGAAATGGCTCGAAGGCCTCTCGACACAAGTCGGGATCATCGACGACCAGCTACGCCCCGCGTACGCGCGTCTCGTCTCCGCGACGCACGACACCGGCACCGCGCAATCGGACCTGAAACTCGCGCTCGACGTCGCCGCCGGCACCGGGAAGGACTACAACTCGATCGTTGACGCGATGGTCAAAGCGCAGAACGGGAACACCGGCGCCCTCGGCCGCCTCGGAATCGCGGTGAAGGACACGCACGGAAAGATGCTGCCCCTCGCCGACATCATCGACCAGCTGCACTCGAAGTACGACGGTCTCGCCGCGAAGGTCGCCGATCAGGATCCGCTCAACAAGATGCAGGTTGCGTGGCACACCGTGGAGGAAGAACTCGGCAACGCCCTCCTTCCCGTCATCCAGAACCTTGTGGACTGGATCGTGAACAAGGCACTCCCCGCGTTCATGATCTTCGTCGCCTGGCTGAAAAACGAATGGGCGAAACTCGGCCCGATGCTGGCGGGACCGTGGCAATCCCTGAAAACCGCGTTCGATGACCTCGGCAAGTCCCTGAACCCGCTGGTCGGATCCGGGCCGAACGACAAGAACGGAAAGATGTGGCTGGCCGTCCTGGCCGGCGACATCCTCGCCGCCACCGCGCAACAGATCGCGTGGAACATGAAGATCCTTTCGATTCAGATCGAAGGGATGGCGACCGTCCTCGCATGGATCGAAGGAGTCTGGCGCGGCTTCGCGGACTTCCTCACCGGCCCCGTGCTCCGCGCCGTTGGCTTCCTCGAACAAGGGTTCGTGTCACTCGGATCGGTCGCCGCCGGTGTCGCAACGTCCATCTGGAACGCGTTCAAGGACGCCATCAACTGGATCATCCGCGCCTGGAACGCGACCATCGGCAAAATCTCGCTCCACATCCCCGGCACCAACATCGGGTTCAACGCGCCGCAGATCCCGCAGATACCACTCAGCGCCGGCGCCGGCGCGATGGCCGCGCCGTCCGGCTCGAGCGGATCCGTGATCAACGTCAACCTTCCGTCCGGCACCGATGGTCACGCGATCGTCGCCGCGCTCCGCACCTACAACGTCCGCGTAGGCGGCCTCGACCTGGCCCTACGCTCGACCCGCTGACGCGATGGCGACCGCGATCCCCTGGCCGCCGGTGCAGCCGGGACCGGACGACAGTGGACCGCTCGCCGGCGAGGTACGCGTCTACATCGCGCTCCCGAACCCCGCGGACGTGTGGGACGTCGCCCGATGGGATCAAGGCCGATGGGACGCGCAGCTGTCGAACCCGACGATCCTCGACGTCACACCCGACTGCGATGGGGTCGACGTCACCTACGGCCGGAGCGACACGACGTCACACCAGGAGCCGATGTCGTGCCGGTTCAGTCTCAACAACCGGAATGGTGACTACACGCCGTGGCAGGACTCACCGGCACGCCGGCGACGCTGGTTCCTCGGCGCGCCCGTCCGTGTCGCGTCGAGCACCGGACCGCTGTTCACGGGCTACGTGTCGAACATGGCCGAGCTCGACGCGACGCTCGACGACGAAGAGCGTCTCGTCGCGTTCG